TCGCTGTTAAAATCGTTTCATTCTTTTTAACTTGTATTTTTATTTTCTGCGTGTCAGTGTATTGGTATGTATCAGTAGTTTTGAAAGTAAGGTAAAATGTTCGTGAAAGTTTAAAAGTACTTCGGACCGTTGTATCCATCAAAATTACTCCTGAGCACGGCGAAACTGCAAAGAATCTGGCAGTATTTCCGGCGGTAATAGTGAAATAAAATTCATCACCATCGCCGTCCGTTGCATGTACTTGTCCGATTGGTTCAAAGTATTTGCGAACCTGGCCATTTGCAACGGTGCTAAGAAGGATTAAGAATATCAGCGTTTTTAATATCATACTTTATCGAATCTATTGCGTTTAAACAATCGGTTAAATTCGTGTACTTTTCAGAACTGCAAAGAATACGTCCGTTAGATACTATCCGGAAATGAAACTTTTGCTTAATGAATTTTGTTTTTATGATTTGTATTTTCATGGTGGTTCGTGTTGTACTCAAGTTGAACTAAAGCGTGTATAAAAATCTCTTTACTTCTGCGAGCCAAAGTTGTTGCCCTGCCTCATTTGGATGTACTTCACCAGGTTTCAAATAGTCCTCATAATGTCCTGTTGCCATAAACAGCCTGTAAATATCAAGTGCTGCATAATGATTGGTAGCTGCTAACTCCATTATCTGAGTGCATCGTATGGCGTGTTGCACCCTGTATTCATAGGCTGCATATTGTGGATTCTGAGCAGTACAAACAAGACCTGTATTTGGGTACTTTGTAAGCAATTTAGTGCAAAGTGTCTGGAAGTCCGTAACTATATTAACATTTGCACCCTCGTTATGCCCGTAGTTGATAAATGATAATTGAGGCTCTAACGGTGTCTGTTTTGTGAACCTTGTTGCATCGTTTGAGTATGCAAGGTTATAGCCAGGAGTTCCGGCACACAGTAATAGTATTTCGGGGCTTCCGTTGCCTACAGTGCAAGTTCCGTTTTTAGTCCACACATTAGCCTCTCCATCTGTGAATGTTGTAACTATTGAGGGCCAAGCCTGACCAAGTGAAGGACTTGCGACAACTGGCCCCCCTATTCCGTTTTCTATTCTTGCCTCAAATATTTTGCCTACAAATGGATCGCTTGACTGCCTTGCTCCAACATAAATTGAGTCTGTAGAATTATATAGTGTTGTAGTTCCAGCCTCAACAACTGTATCGCCTAATTGAGTCCAAATAATAGAATCTGTAGAGGTGTAAAACTTAGTTTCAAATTGACTTGAACCATTATTAACATCCAAAACAACCCTTACCCAAATCGCTGCGCCTGTTGGAACATTAGCAGTTGAAGCTCTAACTGAGTTAACTGTTCCGTCAGGAGAAAACCATAAATATAATTTACCGGCTTCAATCCCAAAAGAGTAACCACGATTGCCAGCATCCCCAAACTTGCTAATAATAGCCTGTTTTGTTGCAAGTGCAAAGTTTGTAGGTTCAATTTTAGCCGTTAACCGTAAATCTGTTGTAATATTTTGTGCTGCTGCGTGAGGACAACTTAATGCGTTCCATGCACCACCTGGCAAACTAACATAAGCCTCACCAGTTGCACCGTTTTGGAAATTTTCAGGAGCATCATAACATTGGTTTGTATGGTTCCATGTTCTGTGCCTTACCGAATAGCCAGGATATTTAGTTGCCATCCATAGCCCCATCAGATAAAACCATTCATTGTAATCGTTTCCGGTGCATTTTTTGGATTGAAATTAGGTCAAAAATGGGTTGAAAAGAAATTAGATAATAAGCAATAATATGAACAATGTAGAATCGACAATATTTAAAGTTTTCATGTGGGTTATGGGCGGAATGGCAACAGCTATTTTAATGCTCGTAAGTATGACCTACCAGAGCCAAAAAAACGTTGAAAGCGGTTTCAATGATTTTCGTGTTACTCAAACAAAACACAACGATTATACTATTCGCCGTTTGAATTCTGACTCAGTAGAATTGAATCGACTCCGAACCGATGTACTTGAGATAAAAGTATGGATAAAAGAATTTAAAGAAAGTCCGGCGAAGTGTAAGAAGTTAGAAGCTATATTACCGAAAGAACAGGAAACAACACATACAGAACCAAACTTAGACAGATGACAACTATTTGCAACCGATGTGCATTAAATTGCGGGCACTTGGATATTCCAACCGGCGCTTTCCCTGCCGATAATCTTACACCTTTACCAGGTCGTTTGCCGTCCGGTGAACCGGTTGAGGATATAAGAGAATTTTGCCGCAATAATCACTTAGAACTTAGTACGAAATGATCCTAAAACAAGGCGTTAAATTAACCAATCTACAGCCGCAAATACTACTTGCTATTATGGTTGTCGATGGCATTTACTCGAAACACGGCAAAGAACTTGTGCTAACTTCTTTAGATGACTCCAAACACGGAGCGACAACACTACACGGGAAAGGTCTTGCATTCGACTGCCGTACTTCATATTTCCTGAACGGTGAACCTGAAAGAGTAGTAAACGAAATCCGCGCTAAACTTGGCACGGACTTCGATGTTTTGTTTGAGGTGGATCATATACATTGTGAGTATGATGCGAAATAGTTAGTTGTTTCATGGTTCAATTAATTGAAGTGGTGATATAAGGTAGTTAGCCAATAAGTTGCGCTTCAGAAGTCTATAAAAACGTCAATCTTAATCTTCATTTTGCGTTCGTGTTTTGAAAGGAGAGCGCAACCTATTGCTAACACAGGCTATAACACATTTTAATAATTTTAGCGTTTTAGCAGCCGCGCTTCTAATCAGTCTTTCTTTTAAAGTATTCATCCTTGTTAACACATATCATTAACACCACTACCTTGTCGTTCATAATGTCGTATAAGGATTGTTCGTCAGTTCCAATAGATACTTTTCCGCCCTGTTTCACTTTATCAGCAGAGATAAGCGTATTGCTGATGGCAACCATCCTTGTATTGTTCTTCACATCTTCAAGGTTCATTTCATCCAAAATTTCAAACATTCTTTTTTTCATAATTTCAGGTTGTTATGTTAGTTATTTGAGGTAATTAAATCAACGTTGTATATACCCAACCGTTAGCAACAATTGGCTGTTAATGAAGTCTTTTAAAACAGCAGTTACAATCCTCGAACCTCGCATCGTATCTGACAAGAATACAGCCAACTGATTGCTAACAAAGGCTATAATTAATTTAATAAATATAGAGGATTGAGTTCGCAACCACCATAGCTTATACTTTTACCTTGCTTTTATCAGTTCCAAGTGTGAATCATTGCACCCCACGTTCCACATTCCAAAGGATACAACATAGTTTTCATCTGATCTCACAGTTTCGATGCGTCCGATAGCGCCTTTTCTAACTCTTACGATTAGATTATCAATTTCTTTCACACATTGTACTTCGTCAAATTGTTTAAATCTTGCCATTGTCTTAATTTTTAAATAATTAATGTAAAGTGAGTTATTTTAGGTATTTATTAAACTAATCATAGCCTTCAGCCGTTAGCAACAATTGCCGCTAACAGCGTAATATAAAACCTCGTACAACATTTGCCGCTTACAGCACCGCCACCACCACAATCCACACCAATCCGACTACCCCCACAACATATTTCTTAACCCTTTCTCGTTTCAGCTTCTTTTCAGTATTCGCTATCTGCTTTTCAGCATTCGACAACATGAGAGAAGTATTCCGATTCAGTTCCGTTTGTGCCAGGATCGTTTCTTTTTGCTCAGTAGTCAACCGTTCGTAGTTACCTATCTGTACACCTTTATCGTACACTTCACCGCGTAAGGTTCGATTCGTTTCAACCTGTTCATCAAATCCTATTAAAACGTCATTGTAAAATCTAATCGGTTCAATCGGTATCAGGTAATTTGAGTCATATTTCAACACCGGAACTTCCGAACAATCGGCACGGTCTAAAAATATTCCGGCAGCTTCGTCATCTGTTACCTCTTTTACTCGGTTTCGTTCTGTTTCGTATTTTAAAGCGATTATAGCGTATTTGGTCTTGTATCGGTCTAAGACTATGTTTTGCGTCCTGATCGTTGAAATAAGGCTATCACTTACAGCCTTATGCCCTATGATCTGGTTTTCTAATGCTTCGTTCGTAGCTTCGAGCGTTTCGCTTCGGTCGCTGAGGACTGCGTTAGTTTCGTTGAATTGTGCCTGTTGGTTGCTGGTTACTTTCATCATTATGATTGCAACTAAGGCGATGCCAATAATGGCGATGAATAGGGGGGTGTTTGGTTTCATTTTGAAGATGTTTTAATTGTTAATTCATTAGATAATTCCTGTAGTTTATCGTAAGTATCACAGATAGTTTTTCTCGTTCTATTTTTATGCAGTGCGATAAATTCTCCTCCGTAAATTATGAAGTTAATCCAATAGTCAAACAGTTGCCACATGGAGTAGCAGAACGTAATAATCATTACAAAAGGGAGTACGATTATTCTTAATACTAATTTATTTTTTTCTACTTTCATATCTCTATTTATTTAACCTCAACCCTCTCAACCAAATCCCCTGCAATAACTACAGGCCGGTTAAGTTTAGGTACTTGTTTATCATTGCTAAGTGTCTGGTAATTCCACCCCATTAACCGGCATAGCTTTCGGAAATGGGTGTATGGGGTAACGCGTGAGGTATGGTGTAGGATTATGGTTTTCATTAATCGTGCCCGTGTAGCCGATAGCGAAGCTGTTTTTGGTAGTTACTTATTTAATGCATCCATAAAACGAATATTTTCAGGTCTTACTGTTGTTACAGTTCCATCAGGCAATTCGATTATACCAACTGTAAAATTACCAAAGTTTTCATCGCACTCATCATAGTCAGAAGCCCATGTATGGAATAATCCAATATTAGAGTATTCAGGTTCAAAGCAACCTGTTCCTATAACTTTTTCATTCCGCTTCGTTAATTCATTTTTTAAGTATTGTGGCTGAACCCACTTTTTAAATGTTACTTTTCTCATTTTGCAAAGTTTTTATTTGTTATTGTTTAGTTGGTAGTATTTTAAAATACCTATTAAAAAGCACATCATTGTAGAATTTACCGTCAACCCAAAATTGCATATTACCTCTTAGGTTTGCTGCATAAACGGCTGTTTTTATTTCTCCTGTTTTCTTTACTTCTACTTTCGGAGTATCGTTTACTGTGTTCATGGCTTCTATCTGTTTGTCTTATGAAGTAAAGATACTACAAATATATAACATACGGTAGTACTATTCGGAAATTCACCAAAAATAATTCTATTCATTATCAGTTAGTTACGATTTATTTGTGGTACTATTTTACACGAGTAAGGATATTACCTAATTTTAATACGAAATATTCATGTTACCAAACCTTTGTAATACCCAATAACACAAAATCCTTTTCGATTCCGAATTGACCACCGTCTAAAATATACACCACTTCCCTAACGCATGTTCTTCCGGTGTATACTTTATTTTCATTATCCCACTCTTTTAATAAAAGGCGATCATAAAGCCTGAAATCTCTATCATTTTTTCTTACTTCAAAGGTTTTTAGTGTACTTAATATGTCATCAAAATATTTAGACAATACTTTTAATTCATGTGTTTTCATTTCATCCGTTTTATAAAGTTACAAATATATTCTGCCACATCCAACCCAACCGGAACCGAAATCAAACACTTCTGACATTCATCCTGTTTCGATTCTAATCCGTTTCGGTTTACTTCCGCCTGTATCGCTTCTGGCAGGTTCTTAATGTCGTAGTATTCGGCTGGGTGTATCTCCCGGCTTCTAAGGATAGCTTCTTTTGACGATAACTGCTCAGTCAATCTTTGACGGGATGAGATGTTTTGGCCGAGGGCGTGGGTCATGGTTTCGGGGCGGTTAGTTCGATACATTTTGTTAGGCAGTCGATGCGGGATTGACGGTCGTGTAATTCCCACCATGTAAAAGTACCTTTTTCGAATTTCATAAATTCAGGAAAATGATTAGCAGTAATTTTGTATCCTAAAATATCCTTCGTTGCATATTCAATACAATCACAAAGATATGGGCTGGTTCTTATTATTTCTTGGTGTGTATATTTGTATAGTGCAAGTTTGTACACTTCATGCCTTTCTTCAATCGTTAGTTGTTTCATACTTTTCTCGAATAATAACGGTTCAACATTCTATTGTATTTCTTCATTTGTTTTCTGGCTTCACGTCGGGCGAAGATGCGACGGAGGAGGGTGCGGAGTAATTTCATGGTTGTAGTGTTGAAATATATTGCCTTGCTTCGATTACTTTGTTTATCAGTGATTCAATTACGGTAGGATCGTATTCGATGTCGAAAGTCTTAATCCTAAGTTCATCCGGAACCTGGTACATAATTCCTGCATCCCAATTCGTTGCAGGAGTATCCAACAAAACATAAACTAATTTTGCTTTTCGTTTGCCTGTAAGGTGCATGTAAACTTGTAGTTGGTAGAAATAATCTGAATTAGGTATTTCAGCTTCAAACAGAGGGAAGGTAAATGCATCCCATGAATTTTTTATATCAATAATTAAATCATCCAGAATAATATCCGGTTCGCCGGTGAAATAGTCATCTTCAAACCGTTTTTCGTTTTTCATGGCAAAGTCAATAGACAACATTTTGACAGTGAAATCAATTGCCTGATCTTCAAACTGAATACCTTTATCCAGATACTTAGATTTTATTTGCTTTTCAACGCCGTAAAGTTGTGATATTACCCATTCTTTCAGGTAGGTTTTACCGCCTACCGATATAAGGCTTCCTTTGCCGTTTGGGATTAGAGTGCCAGCGGCGGAGGCACGGAGTTTAAATGGTTTCATAGTAGTTCTGGGTTTTGGTAAATGTTTCCGATTACTTCACAGTCTGTGCCATCAAATGCTTCCCCAAACCAATGTTTAAACATCCATCCTTCTCTTTCAATTACAAATGATGCAAACCTTTCACTCCAACTAACAATCATTAATTGCGGTGATTTGGTTGTAACAATATCACTTTCATACACTTCAACTTCATTCTTATCTAATTTTCCAGTAAATTGATCGTCAATAAAATAAAGTGCGGTATTATTTGTACTTGGAGCTGTAAATATTGCACCCATTATTCCAACATTAACACCCCAAAAATCACTATGATGAAACTGTGTACATTGTTCATCCATAAAATGTGATCTTCGAAACTTTATTTCTCTTCCCATAACGCCTCCTTTACATCATCAGTTAATGTATATTTTTTCTCAATCTGTTCAATGGTGTACTTACCGGACTTAACAGCCTCTTTCATTTTCGTGAATAATTCGCTATCAATCTCAATCGGTTGTAGTTTGGTATCTTCGGCATATGTCATTTGCTGTTTACGGTTTAGGTCTGAACCGAACAATTTTCCGAAATGATCGCAAGCGTCTTTTATTGCAATCGTTTTAGCTAAAGGGAGTGCCATTTCAACCGCACCCCTATTAATATTCGATAGGTCTAATTTCAAACCGCCGGAACCTTTCTGAGTTTGTATTTCCTTTGCCCCTACACCGTCGTGAAATAGCCAGTTTTCACCTCCAATCTCTTTATAATGTACACGTACAGTTACTTCGATAGCGTTTAGGATTGTGCCTGTTTTGATAACCTCAATCTTATAGTTGGTTTTAAAGAAGGTTTTTAAAAGCCATTCAACCCGTTCAATAGGCAAATAATTGAAGTCAGCAATAAAAGGGTGCTTCTTTACCCATTCATGCGGCGGCTCCTGATTCAGAGCCACCATAATTTTATCCTGAGTTACTAACTTCTGAATGTTCGATTCGAACCTTGTAATGTTTGTCATTTTACCCCTCCTTCCAACTGGATTAATTCGGCTTTGAGTTTTTCTATCTTGGCACTCCGGATATTTTCGGAGTTCTCTTCAATAAGTGCCATTACATTTTTGAAACATTCGGTACTTTCGGATTCTGTGAATTCAGGTAATAGCATGAATTGATTATCCATAAAAGCCCATTGTTTGCAATACTTGGATGAATTTCCAACCCAAATAATAAAGTCAAATTCATTATCGACTTTCACCTTTACGTAATTCGGTTCAAATGATACTGGTTCATAATCCCCGTTGATAATCTTGTTTTTAAAGTACTGTTGTACTTCGCTGATCTTGGTTTTCATTTTGTTAGGTTTAAAAAGTTAGTAGTAAATATTTCAGCTTCTTCATCTGTTACCGGCTCCAGGTCATCAGGAA